AAAACTGATATGGTAGAATTTGCTAACAGTATTCTTTCTGGTTGGGGTAATGCAATAGCAGAAGCCGGAAGGCCAGAGGAAGGAAAAGTTAGATTGGCAGTCGAACAAAAGACTGTAAAGTTGAAGTGTGTGTATCCTGATCCTGATGATGGATCATCTTACTCATGGATAAAAATAGATGATAAACCTAAGTATGAAGACTACGAAGAATCTTATGGAGGTTCAGAGTGAAAACTAAGAACGAAGTATTAAGAGAGTTATTCATAGACAATGGGCTTGTTAAAGGCGAGGACACCCATGAACTTAAGTTCGGAGGCAAGTCTTTAACTATCATAACTCGTAGTGGTATTGAGAAGATACAGTATCATAACGATATCAATGTGTCTTTTAGTTTAGAGTCAGTGCATCCAGAGTTTGTTATAGTAAAGGCCGTGGCTACGAAAGAAGATGTAAGGATTGAGTCGTTTGGAGAAGCCTCGCCTGCTAATACAAAGCAACCGTACCCTGTAGCAATGGCAGAGAAACGTGCATTGTCTAGAGTAGTCTTAAAGATTTCAGGGTTCTATAAGTTTGGCGTGTTCGGAGAGGATGAATCAGATGATTTCAAATCAACCAGTAACTAAAACATGGAGAATTGTAAGGTACTGTCCACCACCTCCAAAAAAAGAAAAGGAGAAAGCCGCATGAATGTAAGAAAGAAAAACGCAAAGGAAAAAGAGTACGATCAAGCAGAGTTAGATAGAGCAAGACAGGTCTTGGCAGATTACGCTGTTAATTTTGTCCAAGAGTTTGCCGAGTGTGATGGTGATGTATTCTACTCGTCGTATAAAGATTTCTCTAATAAAGCATGGCAATACGAAAGAGAGAAAGAAAACAGCGCGATGCCCAAGGTAGGTGACACTTGGGATTGGAAAAACAAAATATGTGGAGTGCATAGATACCGTGACATTTAAAACAGAACTAGGAGAAACTATATTCAAGCAGAAGTATGCTTCCAACCCTTATGAAACATGGGATGATAAAGCACACTCTGTGGTCAACTCTGTGTGTGGAGACTTCAATGGACTGAAGACTCCTCTCATGGAGAAGTCAGAAAGAGATAGGCTTACTCAGTATATTAGTGAGTTCAAGTTTATGCCCGGAGGTAGGTACTTATGGTATGCAGGTAGAGAGGCACGATTCTATAACAACTGCTATCTATTGAGGCTTGAAGAAGATACCAGAGAAGAATGGGCTGGAGTTACAGAGAGAGCCATGACTTGTCTTATGACAGGTGGTGGCATAGGTGTTGATATATCTAAGGCTAGACCGTCTGGGCGTCAGTTAAGAAGGACAGGTGGCGTAGCGTCAGGACCAATACCATTACTGTATACCTTGAATGAGGTGGGTAGAAATGTAATGCAGGGTGGTAGCCGTAGGTCTGCACTGTATGGCAGTATGAACTGGCAACATGAGGACGCAGGCAAACTTCTTCACGCTAAAAACTGGCATGATATGAAGGTGGGTAATACCACACTAGCAGAACTGAAACAGGCAGACTTTAACTTTCCTGCACCGTTGGATATGATGAACATATCATTGAACTATGACGATGCTTGGTTAAACAATCCTATTAACAGTACGTTTATGGAGAATGTAAGACAGGCCATGATGACAGGTGAGCCGGGATTCTCATTTAACTTTGGAGATAAACAGGATGAGACTTTACGAAATGCTTGTACGGAAATTACGAGCGAAGATGATTCGGATGTATGTAATCTGGGCAGTGTCAACCTTGCTAATGTTAAAACTCTGGATGAATTTCAGGATGTGGTTACGCTCGGCGCTAAGTTTTTAGTATGTGGTTTGATGAGAGCGCACCTACCTTACAAGAAGGTGTATAAAATCAGACAGAAGAACAGTCGTATTGGGTTAGGTCTTATGGGTATGCACGAATGGTTGTTGCAACGTGGATACAAATACGAAATGGTTGATGAACTTAAACAATGGATGAAGTCTTATGAGCGATTCAGTAAAGAAGCGGCAGACGCGCATTGCGATAGATTTATGCTCGCTAGTCCTAAAGGATATAGAGCAATTGCACCTACAGGAACAATCAGCATACTTGCCGGGACCACCTCTGGAGTGGAGCCTATCTACGCCGTTGCATACCGGAGGCGTTATCTATCTGACGGAACCAAATGGAAACATCAGTTTGTCGTTGACGGTACAGCACAAGCACTGATAGATTCAGGAATTGATCCTGATAAGATTGAGTCTGCTGTTGATCTAGCATCCGACCCAGAACGTAGAGTTAAATTCCAGTATGAAGCACAAAAGTATGTAGATCATGGTATTAGTTCCACGATAAACATTCCTGCTTGGGGTAGTGAACTTAACAATGAGGATAAGGTTCCTGAGTTTGCACAGGTAATTAAGAAGTATGGGCCAGGACTAAGAGGCATGACTGTATACCCTAATCTAGCTAGAGGAGGACAACCCATCACATCAGTACCTTACGAAGAGGCTCATGCTAAACGTGGTGTCATCTATGAAGACAACAGTGAAGAGCAATGTTTGTCTGGTGTCTGTGGAATATGATTGAGAAAGATATCAGGTGGAAGCAGAAGAAGTACACGGATTGGGTGGCTACATTACCATGTGCCAACTGTGGTACGGAGGATGGTACTGTGGTCGCCCATCATCTGAAGAGTAAGTTGTTGCCTCATAACATTAGAGGTGGAGGTATGTCAGTAAAGGTAGATGATTGGTTGACAATGCCTATGTGTTATACTTGCCATACTAAAGTACATGAGGGAGGCATGGATTCAGAGCAACTGGTGTATATATTTAGTACATTGAAAGAAGCGTTTAAACAACGGAGGTTTACATTCAAATGATTACTGATGATGACAAAGCAGAAGCGGCACACAACGCTTTGACTGACAGTGATGAGGAGTATGGCAGATTATCTGCTTATGTTAAGATGGCTCCGCATATGACTAAACTTATAAAGGCAAAGGCTTTCTTAAATACATCTGGTACTGTAGCGGAGAGAGAGTCGATGGCTTATGCGTCTGAAGATTATAAGAAGTTCACTGACAATCTAAAAGACTCTATGGTAGAATACGAGATTCTTCATGCCAGAAGAGAATCTTGGCAGAGAGAAGTGGATATCTGGCGAACTGTAAGTGCTAACAGGAGAAAGTAATGAGCGATTACGAACAGAAAGATATGGATGGTGTTGTGTTTGAAGTACCTGCTGATCAGTTGACAGAGGATTGGATGGCTCCGTGGTCAGGTAAAGCGATGGTGCATGGGCAAATGGTTTGGGTAAACATATACGACAATGTATCCAAAGCAGGTAGGCCTTACCGTAAGTTAAAGTTCAAGACTATGCAAGCGGCATATAATGACAAGCCTAAGAGTGCTGGTCCTGCTAAAAAGTTTAAAAGTGTTGATGACATTCCATGGGATGACTAATGTTTATAACCTATAAGAACGGTAAAGAATACAAACTAGATTACGATGATGACGCTCACTCCTACAAGGTAGACGGAGTGAAAGTCCCATCGGTTACTAGAATTGTAGACGCTTGCTTTCCTAAGAACCTGACTGAGTGGGCTGTCAGTGTAGGGGAGGAAGAGTATCGTCGCGTTACTGATGAGGCTTTAGATATAGGTAATAAAACCCATGAGTGGATTGAAAGATACATTAAACTCTGGTGGTTTCGTGGTTATCAAACCCCAAAGACAGGAGATAAGTTCTTTAATTCTGTTTCTTCATTCCTTGAGTGGGAGGAAAAGTTTAAGCCAGAATGGTTATATGAAGAACGTAAAGTGTATTGTGACAAATATAACTATGCAGGTACAGTAGATGCAGTGGCAAAGATTAATGGTCGTGTTTGCGTAATTGATTTTAAAACGTCTAAGAAAATCTATAAGCCATACCATCTACAGGTAACAGCATACGCACAAGCAATCAAAAGGATTGATAGGTTAAGACAGTGGCCTTTGGGGATAATACTGCGGTTAGATAAAGAGACTGGAGAGTTTCAGCAAAAAGTATTTGAACCAAAGGATCACTTTAAAACCTTTATTAAATGTATGGAACTTCGACAGTGGAGTTCTCTTAGAATCAAGGAGGCCAACATTGTATGAGGACCAAGAAGATGTGTTAGGATTAGTAATAACTCACGCACAAGCGTTGATATGGATTATGAACCTAGCAAAAAACCATGATTTAGTTGAGCCAGATATTGCTATACAAGTAATAGAGGAAATGAAAAGTGAATCTAAAACAGTATGGGAAGAACAATTGTGGGAAAAAATAAGACAAAGATTTAAAGAAGAATTACCATCAGCAAATATATATCAATTCAGTCCAGAAACCAGAGGGCCAGATACATGAGTAACTTATTAGTGATTGGTGATCCACACGCTCACCCAGATTATGATAACAAAAGGTTTACTGACTTAGGTAATTTTATTGTCCAGTCTAGACCAGACATTGTAGTATGTATTGGTGACATGGCTGATATGCCAAGCCTGTCTATGTACGACAAAGGTACTAAAGGCTTTGAGGGTAAGAGATATAAGAAGGATATTGAGGCAGTAATTGACGCTCAAGAAAAGATATTTGCACCCATTAAAAGAGCGCGAGGATACAAGCCTAAGTTCTACATGACACTAGGCAACCATGAGGACAGGATAGATAGAGCGGTGAACTCTACGCCTGAACTAGATGGTGCTATAGGCATTTCAGACTTGCAGTATGAGAAGTTTGGGTGGGAAGTTACGCCATTCTC